ATGCAAAACACAAAAGTTGCGACTTATTGAGCCGGAACCTGAAGAGTTGCAATATCCGGATGTAAAATTTTCTTCCATTATCAATCTTCCTTCAGCAGATTTTCAAAAAATTATTCGTGATCTTTCTGTTATTTCAGATAAGCTGGAAATCAAATCGGTCGGAAATGAACTCATTTTTAAGTGTTCTGGACAGTTTGCTTCAGCAGAGATTCATCGAACAGAATCTGACGGAAGCATGGGTTTCATTACCAAACAAGATTCTTCCAAAGTAATTCAAGGAGAATTTTCATTGAAAAACTTGGGTTATTTTATTAAATGCACAAATTTGTGTTCCCAAATAGAAATTTACTTGGAAAACGATTTGCCGTTGGTAGTAAAATACGATGTTGCCAGTTTGGGTTCTATTAAATTGTGTTTGTCTGTTCTGCCTTCATCCTAACTATTATAAATTATTATAAATTATTATAAATTATTATAAATTATTATATTAGCGTAAAATATTAAATAAAATTATGCATTTATTTAATATAATATTACATAACTATGTCAAAAAATAACGATAACAAAATCAGAACCAAACCCAAACCCAATAAAAATAAACCGGTAAATAAAAAAACAACTATTGGATTAAATATGATTGTAAAAAATGAGGCACATGTCATTATAAATACGCTTACTAATTTGTGTTCAAAAGTAGTTTTTGACTATTGGGTAATATGTGATACTGGTTCTACTGATAATACAAAAGAATTAATAAAAGAGTTTTTTGAAAATAAAAAAATAGAGGGCGAATTGCACGAAAATGAATGGCTAAACTTTGGTCACAATCGCACATTAGCGTTGGACGCAGCATTTAATAAAACAGACTTTTTATTTATATTTGACGCAGATGATGAAATTGTAGGAAATTTTGTTTTTCCTGAAAATATGGATGAATGCGATTCATATATGGTGAAATACGGGAAATCACTTGTTTATAAAAGAAAACAGATTGTGAACAACAAAAAAAAATGGAAATACTGTGGCGTGCTACACGAATATATTGAATGCGTGGATAAAGAGAATAAAGTAGGTGAAATAAACAGTGAATATTATATTATTTCAGGCAAAACTGGAAATCGAAGTCAAGATCCACAAAAATATGCAAAGGATGCCGCGATTTTGGAAAAAGGATACATGACCGCATTGAAAAATGATGATCCTATTCATATGAGATATTCTTTTTATTGTGCAAATAGTTACAAAGATGCGAATGATAAGGAAAATGCAATCAAATGGTACAAAAATACTTTAACCTTGAATAATTGGACACAGGAAAAATACATTTCTTGTATAAAATTGCACGAGTTATATGAATCACAAAAAATGATTGAACCGCAAATTTTTTACGCTTTGGAATCTTATAAATATGACAAAGAACGAGTTGAAGGAATTTTTGGTTTAATCAAACATTATTGCATCGTTGGTGAAAATGATTTGTCATTTTCATTTTATTCGTTAATTCAACAATATTATGAAAATAATTATTTATGTGAACAATTTTCGAATAAATTGTTTCTGCATCAAGATATATATAATTTTTTTTTACCCTATTACATGGTAATCGTTTCGGAAAGATTAAAGAAATATGAATTAGGATTAAAAATGTTTGATATTATTTTTACAAAACAACATGTAACTGCTGGCGAATGGTGGATTAAAAATTTGGTATTCAATTTTCAGTTTTTTATTGATAAAATAACAGATAAGTCATTAATACAAAAATGGAAAGCCTATTTGAAATTGATTCGCGAAAAACAATACAATATAGATGAAACTTTAGTAACTAAGTATGAATCGCATAATCACGTGAATGATGAGGCAACGGATGAATGAACAGTTAAATAGTCAAATTTAAGTATTATTTTTATTGTTAGTATATAATAAAAATAAAATGGCATGCACCAGATTTTTTTATGATGATTGCAGAACAAAAAAACAATTGCAACAAGCCACTGGTCCAGGTAGATGGATTTTAGATGTTCCTGGAAATGGCGAAACCCCTTGTTACATAGAAGATCCTCAAATTATTGTCCAAAAATGGGGAGCTAATTTAAGAACCAATACGATTGATTTAGAAAGCTCGTTGAAAGGAATCAATCGTTGTTTAAACCGAGATTGTTTAGGAATAGATAATTATCAACAATACAATGTGCCAAATGAAAAAATTTCATATCCAAATTGCAATGCAATGTACACAGAACAGTCTAGAGCTACAAACCCTGCGTGGTGGTATAGAGATCTTGAACAAACGGACTGGCAATATCCTCCGTTGAATCCGCAGGAAAATACATGCTTCCCATTTCAAAGTAATTTAAGCACGCGCATTTTAGAAAAAGATTACTTTACGCCAAAACGAGATTGTGTAATCAATGAAACAAATAATTTGTTGCCAACTAGTTTTAATTTGATCAAGGGAGGATATGTAGGAGGGCCAACTGTGTGCACGAATGTAAATGCTTGTGCTTATAGCAAAAATGCTTAAATAGATGAGAGTTTTCTTTTTTTCTTTTATCTTTTTCTTGTCTTTTCTGCCGTCTTTGTATCCAAAAAATAATAGTTTATATATATAAATATGGAAATAGCCATACCTTTGATTGCATTAGGAGGAATGTATGTAATTTCTAATCAAACAACAAAACCTGAATACAAAAAACAAATTGGAAATGGAAATGGAAATGGAAATGGAAATGGAAATGGAAATGGAAATGGAACTACAGTGAAAAAAGAGTCATTTGCCAATATGGGTGTTTACAGAAATTATTTACCTAATACAAATCCTCCGCCTCAAAACTATCCTGTTTCCAATTTAAATGAATTGACAGACACTGTGACAAAATATTCGAACCCCAACACTGCAACAGATAAATATTTTGATCAAAATCTTTATGAAAAACGGGTTCAAAATGACGAACCCGTTGGAAATAATCCACAGCAAATTTATTCCTTAACGGGAGACTACTTGAGTTCCAACCAATTCAAGCACAATAATATGGTTCCTTTTTATGGCGGAAAAATAAAAGGAAATACATTTCATGCGAATACAGCAGAAACTCAGTTGGATAATATGGCTGGAGCCGGTTCTCAAAGAATCAAAAAAATAGAACAAGCACCACTCTTCAAACCACAAGAAAATATGAGTTGGGCGCATGGAACACCCAATCAATCCGACTTTTTTCAGTCAAGACAATTTCCATCTACCAACAATAACAATGTAAAACCGTTTGACACGTTGTTAGTAGGACCTGGATTGGATCAAGGTTATGGTGTAAATGGATCAGGCGGTTACAATTCGGGCATGGAAGCACGTGACAAGTGGCTTCCTTACACCGTCGATCAATTACGCGTGGATACAAATCCCAAATTGGAATACGAATTGATTAATCACGAGGGACCTGCAAATGCGTACATTAAAAATTTAGGCATAGAAGGTCGTGTGGAAAAACAACGACCGGATACTTTTTTTATCAATACGCAAGATCGATGGCTCACTACTACTGGTGCAATTAAGGGAGACGCTTTGCGACCTATTCAAGAAACAGGCATTATCCGGAGACCCGATATAGTAACGGATTACAAAGGACCAGCAGGTTCAACAGATATGTCAGCTGGTTACGCACCCGAAAATTTTGAACCTTCCAAACGTGTGGTATTGCCTCCTATGTCCGTGAACCATTCGACTGCAGCAGGAAAAGGTCCTGGTGAAGACGGAGATCATTTTATTAAAAGTTTCACTAATTATGAAAACAATCGCACAAGCGTGAGTCAGCCGGACACCATGCGCAGCGGATTTAGTCGCACAATTGGAGCAGTCATTGCTCCTCTTCTCGATATTCTTCGCCCTTCCAGAAAAGAAGAAACAGCACAAAATGTCCGCATTTATGGAGAAGCAACTAGTTCGGTTCCGAGTAGTTATGTGATCAATATGAATGACACGACGCCCACCACAATTAAAGAAACAACATTATATTCTCAAGGATTCAATGTGAATAACCAAGCGAATAAACCGTATGTCAATAATTACACTTCTCCGGATCTAACACAGAGAGACACGACAAGTTGCAATTACCTTGGTTCGGCAGGCGGCGCTGCTTCTCAATATGGTGATCGCAGTTATGAAGCGGAATACAGACAGCATAATAATGATATTAAATCTGCTACTATAGATAATCGTCCTAATCCGGGAGGAACGCAAATATTCAATCAAGAAATGAATGTGCATATTTCCAGACAAGACGCAAATCGTTACGATGGAAGAGTTGGAATTCCTGGAAATGTAGTAAATGCGCCACCTTCAATGGCGACGCATGGCGCAATTCGTGCGCCACAATATTACAATGAATGCATCAATTGTGAGAGAATTCAGCCCGACATACTGAACGCATTCCGTAGCAACCCTTACACTTTCCCATTGACAAGTTCGGTTTAATTATTGAATCATTGAACAAATATTTGAAATATAAAAAGGTTAAAAACGATATTAAAAACATATTTAATCAATATATAATTATTTAATTATTTATATAATTATGGAAGCAGAATGGAAAGATAAATACAAAAAGGCAATTATTGAAAATTCATTGAATAATAAAAAAGAATGTTTACGTTTGTGCAATCAACTATTAACAGATGCCTTCGTAAGGGAAGATTACAAAAAAATGGAATTGATTGAAACACTCCGAAATAAAAATATTGAATACGATGAGAAAGAATTATCTACATATCCAAAAGACATTATTGAAGGTATTTTATTGCGCATGAATGCAACCGACAAATCAGTAAATAATAATCTAACTTTTACTGTAACTACATGTAAAAGATATGAATTATTTGTAAAAACAATTAATTCATTTATTCATTGTTGTGAAGAGATTGAATTGATTGATCGGTGGATTTGTATTGACGATAATTCATCAGAAGAAGATAGGGAAAACATGAAGCTCAATTATCCTTTTTTTGAGTTTTATTTTAAAACAGAAAAAGAAAAGGGTCATTCAGTTTCAATGAACGTGATAAAAAAAATGGTTACAAGTCCTTATATTCTTCACATAGAAGATGATTGGCTGTTTATTGATAAAACGTTTATAATAAAGGAATCGTTGGATATATTGAATGCAACGAACTTTAACCCAATTGATGATATAAATGTTAAAAAATTTAATAATAAAATAATTGCGCAAGTTCTTTTTAATAAAAATTACATGGAAGATACTGAAGTGATCATTCACGGGGGGCATTTGAT